CAAAAGTTACTTAATGGAAATACATTTTGCTTATTTACTTTTGCCTTGCCATCCATGCCTACATGGAAATATTTTATATTATGTTTTTCTAATGTATCTGCAATACGATTTGCTTGATCTAAATATAGCATCAAATTATGTTCTTGCCAAGTATAAAATAAACTTTCACCAGCAGTGGTCATTTTTATACCCAGTATATCACTGTATGTTTCAATTAGTTGCGGAAAGTGTAACTCACCTTTTAATCTTGTTAAGCAAGTTGTTTCTCTATCCCAACAGTCTTGATATGTGCCTCTACTAGGTTTAAGTGCTTTATTCCTTATATTAAATATTTTTACAACAGATTCATCTCTAATGAATACACCACTAGTTTTACCTATACTGTATTTCATTAGTTTTTAATTTCTTTTACTTTCCACATTTTGCCTGTGCCGTTAAACTCGCCGATGATGTTGATGCTGTGTCTGCGCTCTGTTGGCTCAATGCGAGGCGTAACACTGTGTACACTGTCTTTTACATTTAGGAACATACAAAAGTTGTTTGCACGATAAGGTACTTCAAACACAGGCTCATGTAAACTGTTGTCCACTTGTCTACCTAGACTCTTGTTTACTTCTGTGATTTGCCCTGTTACACGATGCACTGTAAAGTTGCCACCATCTGCCATGTCTGCTTGCTTGCGCATGTATAGTAGTCCAGCATAAATCTCTACTGGATTATCCACATGTGGTGTACGACTAGTGCCTGTTTGATCCACAGGCTCATGCACAACAAACTGACAGTCTGTGACATAGTGTCCACTAGCATCTACATCACGCACACTTACTGGCTTTGTTTTTAAATTTTCATAAAACTCCTCACCGTATGCAGCAACAATGTGTGTAGAAAAAAGTTCTGCACATGCACGAAAGTATTCTGGGCTTGAATGATATTTAAAAAAGTCTTGCCAAATAGCAGGCGGTTGCCACATCTCTGCTTCTTTACATTTAAAACGATAACAAATACCGCCATCATGTGGCTGTGTGTTATTAACAATCATATCCTCTGGAAACGTTGCTTCTAATTCTCTGTAAAATCTATCAGGCATTGCGCCTTCTACACATACATATGGATATGGATCGCTGCGCACTTCTGTTATGTTTTGTAATACACTTAGGTTACTCATTTTATTCCCTTACTTTTTTGTTCTTGTGTTGCATCATACTCATGCGGATTTTTAAGTTTCTCTTGGCGGATTTGATGTTTTGAAACTTGTCTTAGGTCTTGCCAATGAGGATTATCAGTGTGTTGAAATCCTCCTACTATATCACCTGCTAGACTTTTGCCTACTTCTTTTCTAAAGCCTTTGAGATGATCCATGTAAGCGCCAAGCACACTGTTAATAAAGATATGGCCGCCTTTGTCTGGACCACCTAGGTCATTAAATTCTACACCCACTGCTTTATAGTCCTCAACTAGTTCGCCAAAGATAAAACTGTCATGGTATTCATCATGTTCAAAGATGTCATCGCTTTCGTAGATCCATCGCCATTGTTCTATAAACTCCGCAAACTTTGGATGGTTACAATTAAACATCATCCAACCACACTCTGGCCAAGTCTTGCGACCCAAGTATGTTGCTAGTTGATTCTCACTGGGAGCAATGCTGTGTATAAACTCCAGTGTCATAGGAGTATGTGTTCTTACATCACCGTCACACCAAATAAAAATGTCTGTGTTGCAATGTTCTGCAAAGTGCCACAGTGCAAATACTTTGTTTGCAAAGCGACTTGCATCCCAGAGAAAACTTTTTTTAGTTTTATCTTTGTTATGTCCATGTGCGTGTGGATTGTCTTTGTGTCTCAGTTGCCAACTTTTTAAATCTGGCAATGCTGTTCGTTGATCTGTTAGTGTAATCATATGATTACCCTGTACATCTGGATTGTGATCCTCTGCATAGATTGTTAGAGGCACTTCCTTGGGCCAGCATGCATTGTATCCTTCAATGAACTGCTTTCCATATTTCTTATATCCGGTCTTGTGCCATGTGGTAAATACTGATAATGTACGCATATAACTATTTATAGGTTTTAAAAAACAAATGAAAATATCTCACTTTCCAAGCAACTTGCCCAACAATGCAAGTGAAGTTTATCCCCAACTAGTGGATGCTATACAAAATACAGACATACTTGTAGAAAATGATATGGATGCTGATGCTGCTCTGATATGGAGTGTGTTGTGGTATGGTAAGATGAGTGCAAACAAACGTGTCTGGGATCACTACCGCTCACAGAACAAGCCAGTCATTGTCATAGAAGTGGGCGGGCTTATACGCAATACTACTTGGAAGTTGGGTATAAACGGGATCAACAGAGATGCAGACTTTGCTGTGGATGCTTACATGCCAGACGATAGAGTACAAAAGTTTGGTATTGTATTACAACCATGGAAACAAGATGGAGAGTATGTACTAATATGTGGACAGCACGGACACAGTGAACAGTGGCGCAATATGCCTGACATGGACGCATACTATCGTAATACTATTGCAGAAATACGCAAGTTTACAGACAAGCCTATAGTTGTTCGTAGCCATCCTCGCTATAGAGAGTCATTGCATTGGTCATGCGATATGCAGTGGTACAAAGAACAAGACGTAACTTGGAACATACCCAAGCATGTACAACAAACATATGACAGTTTTGATTTAGAGCATATGCTAAAGCACACACACTTTACTGTAAGTCACAGTAGCAACGCTGGCATAAACAGCATCATACAAGGCGTACCAGCAATAGTAAGCGAAAGTAGCCTAGCATATGATGTTGGTACTAGCATGGGTGGATGGTTAAGCAAGCCCGACAGACATGTGTGGTTAAGCCGCATGACTTACGTCGAATGGTTTGCAGATGAAATTGATGTACAGTGGAATCGTATACGAAACAAATTATAGTCATAAAAAGAGCAGCGTTTCCGCTGCTCTTTTATAATTTAAAACAAATTAGAATTTAATAGCAATACCCATTGCTGTTGTCTTTTCACTTGCTGTTTTGTCATCAGTTGTATTTTCAATAAATGCTACTGCACCTGGAGCAAGTGTATACTGTGCGCCTAGTGTAATTTCATCACTTGAAACTGTGCCAGCTGATTCTGCTTTCATTGTTTCAATACCTACCATCATTGCACCCATTGTGTATGTTGCGCCCATTGTGGTTGTGTCTGTGTCAACGTCTGCTGCAGTTGTTGCTGTATGCTTTTCAAAAGCAACACCAATTGGACCCATTGAACCTGTTACATTCATAAGAACTTCTTCTGAGTCATCAGCATTTTTCATCATACCTGCACCAACAGTGCCAAGACCTAAGTCATATGTGCCACTGTAAGCATAGCCTTCGCCTGCACTTGTGCCATAGTCATTGCCAGTTGCATTACTGATATTCAGTGAAAGTCCACCAATTGGTGATAGACTTAAAATACTTGAATGATCTGTGCTTGGCGAGCCATTGCCCAATACATATGTAAAGTCAGTTGTGTCGTCAATTGCGTCAAGCGCACTGTTTACATCACCTAGGTCAAGTTTAAATACATCATTGCTAACAGTAATACTGTTGCCGCCATCATCGGCGCCTGTGTGATCCAAGTTAATGTCTGCACCAAATGTTAAGCCTGTGTCTGTGCTAGTGCTTGCTTTAAAGTTAATATCACCATCCATTACTGATGATGTTGTTCCGTCATTATCCTGGTATGACCATTCCATGTCGCCACCGATAGTTACATCAGCCATAACAGGTGTTGTCAATACTGCTAGTAGTGCAGTAGTTGCTAGTAGTCTTTTCATTATATTTCCTTCTTGGGGGTTAGTTTATAGCCTTAAGGCTCTTTTTTGGGATGTCATGCTTGCAAAAAGGTGAATTAACACGAATTGTTTGGCGAAAACATAACGCGGTTATTTATTGTAATTAAATTACAAAAATCCTATTATTGGTCCTGGTTGTTGTTTCTTTGTTTTATTGTTGCAAATATGCAACACCTTAGGTATGCCATCTATAATCTTGCACTGTACCATCTAACCAGGTAGTAACAAGTCCTTGATCTACTAGTGTCCCGTTACGCATGATTATTTCTCGCATGTTGTCACTTACAATATCCATGTCTGTCATTGCATACCATGAGGTATCATAAGGCAATGGATCTCGTTCTTTGTATACTACTACTTGGATTACGTCATCATACTTTAGTTTTTGTAAGTAGTAATCTTTGATATCAAAACCGTTTAAACCAAGCAAATAAAGTAATTGAGTAATAGTAAATGTATTCAAGTGTCCAGGTGGTGTATAGTTCTTAAACATATGATGCACAACATTGATTGTACTAGGTACACTTAGGTATAGCATACCTCCCATGCTCATTGTACGATTGACACGACCTAAAAACTCCACTGGACTGTAGATATATTGCATAACATCATGACACCAAACAACATCTACTGGAACTGGTGTCATAGGATTATCAGTGTTAAGATCATGGTTCTTGTAACGTATATTGGACCGTTGTGGCTTTATTTGTTCACTGTTATAATCAAGTCCGTGACATGTAATATCCAAGTATCTACCTGGCTCGCCATGTTCATCAATGTCACGCATGTTTGCCCAATACTCTAGATCATTACCATCGCCGCATCCAAGATCAGCCATGTGTTTAATACTGCGCTTGAAGTCATCAAACTGATTGAGCAGTTCCAATGCTGGTCTACTATCCATTAATCAATCCTAATATCTTCCATTCCTGCTGTGCGAAGTCTAACAACGTGTCCCATCTGCCACTGCTTAGTGTCCAAGCCTTTCATAATGCCTAGCCATCTGTTGCGTAGTAGTGCTACTTCGTTAATAATAGTTTCAAAGTCAATGACTTCATCTTCGCCATCTACATACTTTTCTGCATCACGACTTGTTAGTGCTCTAGCATATCCTTCCAAATACTTTTGGAAATGCTTGCGTCTGATCTTGCGTAACTGTATGTTTAAGAAGTTAAGCACTGCTTCAATCTCTTGTAGTTGATTGAAGCGATGCTCAGTGATACCCGGCAGTGCAGTAATGTTCCGTTCTACAATGCCTTTAACATTACATTCGCGCTTTGCTTCTTCCAACTCGCTTTCATAGTAGTTAATGAAACTTGGAATAGCACCTAAATCATTTACGATTCTGTTATAGTATTGACTCAATACTCTTCATCTTCGAGTTCGAAGTCCTCTTCTCCAAGCAAGTCTTTTACACTTGCTTTGAGGTATTTGTCTACACCGCCAAGTTGAAATAAGTCTTGTTCATCGAGCATCTCTTGCATATCTTCTACAAAATGATCGCTTGCTAACTGTCTATCCTTAGCCGGGATATATTCTTTTAAAATTTTATAGGCGTCAATTACAACTTCAACGTCACTCATTGTTTTCCTCTAACACTTCACCTGTTTCTGGATCAACTACATCTTCTGTCGCTGCGCCATCAACAATGTCGTCAATACTTAGTCCATCTGCATTACTAATATCATCCATAATTGCCTGCAGTTTATCACCTGTCCAGCCTTTGCGGAACTCCAGCATTTCTTCACCTGCAGTAGTTGTATACTTTAAACGGTTGCCCTGTTTAGTAAGCATACCCTTTGCTTCAAATAGGTCAAGCAATCCGCTGTATGGATCCATGCCTGTTTCATATGGGATCTTTACTTGTACTGCTTCAAACGGCTTTGCATAACGTGTTTTCATAACTTTACACGCTGCACGAATACCTTGTACTGTGCTTACTTTGTTGCCATCTGCATCTTCTTTAAGTTTAAGTTTACGCATTGCAATTACAATACTACTTGCGTAAATAAAACCTTGTCCACCACTGATCTTGTCATCTGGATCAAACATGTCCTGACTTGCATATGTGTGGTTAGTACACACCATGCCTACATTGTAACTACCAATCATGTTTACTGTGTTACGCACAAGACTAGTTAGTGCCTTAGGTTTACGTCCCATATCACCTTTCATGTCGCCTTTGTTAAACTGGTCAACATCAGTAGGTGTCATCATCATGCCCAAACTATCTAGTACAAACAGTACCTTAGGACGATCTTCCTCTGCCATTGCTTTGTAGTCTGCCATAAATGTGCTAAACGTTTTAGCAACGTCATCAATCATGCTCATGCTTAGTTTAAGCAGTTTGCTTTCATCTGTGTCAACACCCAGTGCTTGTAGCCAACTTTCATCCAGTGCGTTCTCACTATCAATTACTACAACAAAGATACCTTGTTCTTGTGCAGCTCTAATAATATTACCACTTGCAAAATAACTTTTGCCTGCACCTGATTCACCAGCAAACACTGTAACTTTGCCCATGGGCACTCCCTTGTAAAAGTCTCCACTTACAAGATAGTTAAGTGCATAACTGCCAGTACTGATCCAGTCTGTTGGGTCATGAAAGCCAATGCTTAGTCCATCAATGCTCTTTGTAATGTCTTTTCTAAATTTGCTTACGTCAAACGGCTTTGCCATGTATGTCTCCTGTGTGCCTAATGTTAATAATTATACTATAGATATTTGTCAATGTCAAACACATTTTTATAGTTTTGTCCACGACGTTTATCCAGTTCTTCTAAAAATTGTAATGTCTTATTCTGGTTTTTAGTAAATGGTAATTCTAAATGCTCTAGCATATTACTATAACTGTTGTTTAACAAATAACGACTGTCAGTACTTTGTATATGTTTTCTTAATTCAATTTTCAAATCATCCAGTGTTTCATCACTAAGATTGCGTACATCAAGTTCCGATGGGCCTGTTACAGGACCAATAATAAAAGAATTTTCCTGATATCCTAACTGTATTAAGTAATCCACACAGTCAAATATACTGTAGGGATTTAAAACAAACCATAACATGTTAAAACTAATTATGTGATCCAATTGTTTAAGTGCGTCAAGGTTTTCTAAAAACGTTTTCCAATTAGCACCATATCGTATGTATTCAAATTCGGCGTCCAGTGTCTCAAAACTAACTGTCCAATGTACATTTTTAAACTTACTTGCACGTTTGAACACTGGGCCTTTAATATTAGTAAGGTTAGTATTGATGCGGACTGTACAATTTGGATCTAGCCTGTCCAGTAATTCGCTATTTTCTTTCATTAGCAGTGGTTCACCGCCTGCTAAGTATACATTTTTTAGATTGGGTGCATTTGCTAATACATATTCTTTTGTTTTTGCAAGTTGCTGTTCATCAACCCTAATAGGTTCATTTAACTCTTTTGCCCATGTACTGCTTAATGATGAATCACAATACACACAAGCAAGATTACATGTATTACGCCAGCGCATATCCACAGTATTCAACTTTGTTTCCATGGTATCATACTCACTGTAAGGAACACTACTTAGTGCTTTAAGATAGTAATACCTATCACTGCGTATATTTTTAATTCCAGTTGTGTTTTGTTCTAACCTGTAACAATTACTACAACCAGGATGTTGTTGATCAGCGTTCATACACTGTTTTATTTCCGTGTTAATAGTTCCATGTAGTATATCTTCTATGTCAGTATCGTTTATATTACCTAAAACTTGGTCGCTTAAAACGCAGTTCTTGACATCACCGTTTGGATTCTTAATGAATCCAGTCCATGGTACAGGACAAAATGTTCCTTTTATTGCACGTTTAGGATCCATCACTAATGCTTATCTCTTGTAATTTAAGGTTATCTTTCTCACAGCGATTCCATGTATCAATCACTGCGTTGCACCATACCTCAGTACTAGCGCCGCCTTCGCCTTGAGTGTCAACTTTGCCTGGTCGTATCAATACTAACCTGCATTTACTACGTTGTTTCAAATTATAGTGTGCTTGATCTAGAGTTTGCTTTTGTAATTTGTATGCTTCCATTTCAAAACCGGGATTATCTTGCGTAGCCATTATGCTACTTATATTCCAAATTATTTTTTTAGTGTCATGCCATTGATGCCATACTTTATGCAATAACTCTGTTTGTGCAAAGCCCACTTGTGCATTGTTTATTAACCAATCACATTCAACAATAGGTCCTACAACTTTTTGTAAACTGCGAATATTGTGTCCTGTCCTGCGACTAAGTCCAACAATCTCATGTCCTTGATCTGCAAGTATTTCTGCAAAACACTTGCCTATGCCTTCGCTATGCCCCGTAATTGCAATTTTCATATCCAAAATCTTTCTATATTTGGCCTGCATGCTTCCTCTAATTCCAAAAAAGCTGCCAGTTCTTTTGTGTTATCTCTATGAGTCGCTACGTTACCTAACTCGCTTTGGTTAGTAAACCAATTCTTATATTTTACATTTAACACCTCAGGTGTATAAAGAAACGCATAACTATGTCTTATATCACGCTGTTTGCAATACTCTTGTATGTCATTGACATAATTTACATTAAGCGCACTAACAGTAGTCCAGGTATCCAACTTTAATTTATTGTATTGTTTGCTCAACTCATTATAATAGTCCAAGTTAACTTTGAAATTACTCCACTTCACTGGATACCTAATATAGTCGTGTACAGCACCAATACCATCAAAACTTACTGTAACTATAACCGCTATTCCACTATCAAGTAATTTCTTTAGTTGTTTAATTCTTCTGTTACCGTTTGTGTTTATGCGTACAACTCTAACACTGTCTGGCAAGTTATCTAGTAGATCATTATAGTTAGCACTTATACTAGGCTCACCGCCATTAATATCTATTTCCACTACACGATCAAGTGGAAGTGTTTTATATAGTTCATAGTTGTCTTTGATTACAAGAGATTTTTTTAAGTTACCAATTTTAGTACTTAGATTTGGATTGCAGGTTACACAAGCACTATTACAGTAGTTATCTAATGTGCCGCCAAGTTGTATGTAATCTTTGTTAAACTTACTTAATATTTTATCTCTTTCAATACTTCCTAATCTTATACTTGTGCCATTGTGTTCTTCTGTTTGCTTACAACGTACACATTCACTGGGCCACTCGTCGTTCTGCATTTGATAGCGTAAATATTCTTGCCAAGCACTGTTGTCCAGAGCACGAAACGTTGGAAACTCCGGTGCATTTACCATATGCCCACAGCATCCAATTGTACCGTTGCTATTTAATCTTGCATAATGTCCTATTCTTGGGCAATACATTTGTTATATAATACTCGACTTTGGCTTTCTATGTATTCATTTATTTCTTCTATTACTGTAGTTTCACCTGAAAATCTATCAAATATAAGATTGTCTAAATCTATCCAATGTGTGGGAGCAACAAAACTACCAGTAAATTTACTGCGATTTGTATGCACAGGTATGTCTAAACTATTTACATCTTTGATGTTAATTACGCCTGTATAGTGTTTATACAAATGACACAACCACATATATTGTGGCATAAAATGTCTATTCACTAGCTCTCCACGTTCCACTAGATTAATAATAGTCTCTGTATCAAGTAGTTTGTTGTGCTGAAGGTATGTGTTTACTCCACTGTTGAATCTGTTCTGTGCTTCTCGCCAGTATACGTCAACTGTTTGAGTGGTGTTGTTTATCTTACTATTATATATTTTGCGAACGCTAAGTTCTTCAAGACTACTACTTGCATTTTTAAAAATAGGATACACAAAACGCTGCGCTGGTAATTCAAATACCGCACAGAGTTTTGGATATACTATTTCATTATTATAATGTATCATGTGAGAATGAGGGCGACATCTCTGCCGCCCTCTGTGCCTTATGATTGGCGGTTACGGATCATCGCAAGGATGTCTTCTGCCCGCTTGCTTTCACCTTCAGGTGCTGCCGCTGGTGCTGCCACAGTTTCAGTTTGTGGTGCAGGAACAGGAGCCTCTGCTACAGGTGTTGGAGTTGCTGCCGGAGCAGGTGACGGGGTAGTTGCCGCTGGTGCTGTAGACGTACTAGAGTTTGAGGAACTCGCAGGAGCGTCAATACCATATGGACGATAGTATTGCCCAAAACGTTCAACGTCATAGGGCTGTCCATCTACACTTGCTTCGAACATCTCTTTGATGCACTGTAATTCTACTTCAGTAGGTCGTTTAGGAAGGAAGTCACTAAGTGTATGTAAGCCATGTGTCTCAATAGCAGCCATTTGTGCTTCAGTTAATGCAGTTTCTTTACGAGCCCATTTGCTGGTGCTGTAATCTGCATACTGACCCTTAGTGGTCTTTGTGATACGGAAGTCCAAACCAGCAGTATAATCTGTTGGCATTTCCTGAATGTCCGGATCCATAAGTGCATCCTTAATCAAGTTAAAGATGCTTGGTGAGATAACAAATCTGCGAATTGGATTCTCAGGTGTATCCTCTTGAAGTGGGTTTTCGTTTACAAAGCCTTGGAAGATATAACTACGCTTTTTCCAATACTTGCGTCCCATTTCTTCTAGTGACGAGTCTTTGAACCAACCACGTACTTCACTTAGTACAGGACATGTCTCGTTCCACATTTCAACACATGGTACTTGTACCACTACTGGCTTGCTGTTCATATCATTCTTAATACCATTAAATGGCAAACGAATCATAAGCCTTTCAGCCCAGAAAAATGTGTTGTTAGGATCGCCATCTGGCAAAAAACGAACTGCTGTCGTTGTGCCTTCTGGGATATTCCAATGTGGGAAAATTGCGTTGTCGCCGCCGCCTGTACGCTCACTGCGTGATTCTTGAGATTTAAGTTTTGCTCTAATTTCTGCCAAAGATGCCATTGTTTTCTCCTATATGTGCCTTTGTTAGTATTGTATGTGCCTATTCACATACTGTAATGTTTATACAGTATATGCGCTTTTATTTATCTAGTCAATAACTTTTTGTGAAATTATTGGTTTTTTTCCAATATTTTTATACTGGCTTAGATAGTCTAATTTACTGCTATCTAATTTCTGCACAAGTTGCTTTGATACACCAGCATCAATTGCTTGTGCTAGGATTTGTTCAGCACTACTTTGCATCATTAGTTGTAAAATTTCTAAATTCTTAAATGGAGTAAAAGTAAGTGTTTCGCCTAGATGCCAGTGTTGATGATCATTTGCTAACCAATCTAAACATTGAGTAAAACAATCTTTTTTAATGTTTTTTATGCTTTCAGATATATCATCTATGTTATAAGGCCTTGTTAGGTAAGCATACATGTAATGTTCTGGTGTAACTTCATTTAAAATATCATAGCCTAAAGATTTTAATAGTTTGCTACTAGTCCATGGGCCGCGCATCATATACTCATCACCGTGGCTACCAGTTACAAGCACACATGGCTCATCCCATAAAT